TTTTGTCCCTCAATAGCGGCCTCGCAACTTGTACATTCCGCGCCTTCGGCATGCCTGCTTTATGATACCACCGGACTTTTACTCACTGTGCCAAAACTGACCGTTTCGGCCTATTTGCGGGGTTTGGGCGCGCTGGGCGGCCTCCTGGACGGGTTTCCCACCGCGCATTTAGTCGCACCCACCCATAACCCCGGAAACTCACGAAAAAACCGCGCTATACTCGCCGTCGCGCGGCGCGTGCGCCTCGGCCAGGCGCGCGTCTTCGGCCTCGCGCGCGGCCAAATATTCCGACGCGTGCAGCAGTTTCAGCCGCGCGTAGCGGCTCGTGGCGCGCGCGCGGGCGCGGCGCAGGATGGTTTGCCAGGTCATAGCGCCGGAAGTTGAAATCGCGTTAGTGCGCTGTTTTTCAACTGACAGGACGGGCGTTTCCATGGTAGGCGCGGGTCTCATCGTAAGCCAATCAACGCAGGGGCCGGGTGTGGGGGGCCGGGGGCCGGGGGAAGCGCATGTTCCGCACGCCGTCCGATCCGCGCCACGCCACCAGGCCGGCCAGCAGCCAGAACGCGATCCAGACCCAGCGCCCGCCCCGCATACCGCCTCTTGGCCACCAGCATACACCCGCGTCGCGCCCGCCGTGTACCGTGGCCATTGCGCGCGCCTCGAGGCGCTGGGTGCTATGTCCGATCCCCAGCCCGCCGGAACGCCCTGCTCTTGGCGCGGTCCGTGCCCGGTATCACCAGATCGTTCGGCCCGAAGCGCGCGTCGCGGACGAAGCCCTGGCGCACGCACGTGCCCCGCGCCGTGTCGATCCAATCCGCTTCGGGTACGCGCGCCGGGCCGTTGCAGCACGTGCAGTACGCGCCGGGGGTGGCTCGGCCGGGTGGGACGGCTTGGCAGGTCATCGGCCGTATGGACGCCTTTGCTCGCGCCACAGCCCGACCCAGACGACAAAAATTCCGCCACAGACAAAGCCCAGCAAAAACACGCCGAGTATTTGCATCCACGTAAACGTCACTTGTTGACCCTCCGAATGGCCGCGTCGGCCCCCGCCGCGTGCAGCAGCTCGCGGTTACGGTTGCGCTCGATGTACGCCTCGGCCAGCAACTCGGACTCCGGACGCTCGCCGCGCTCCCTCTTCCGGAATTCGCGAAGCCGCTGGTCGCTCATCAGCGCCATGCAGCGCAGCCAGGCCGCGTGCCGCTGTTTGATGTACGCGGGATCGGCGGACTGGCGCTCTATGATGCGCGCCAGCATGCCGTCGGTGTTCATCTGGCTGGTCATCGTCCCTCCTTCGGGCGTCACGCGCGGCCGTTGATTCGCCGTGGCGCGGGGACGTCGCCATCTTTTGTCGAGCCGAAGAATTCGGAGTTAGGCCGCGCATCGACGGCTTTAGCGAAAGCCACTTCGACCTTGGCCGCCTCGATGATCTCGCGAGCCACGCCGCATACGGCTCTCGCGCGCTGGATCTCATCCGCCAGCGGCAGGTCTTTGTCCTTCAGGCGCTCCAGTTGCTCGAACAGGTGGTCGCGCAGATCGGGCATTTTGTTCTTCGCCATTTTTTGTAAGTCTCCTGATTTTACGTTTTAGGGCTCCGTTGAGCTGAATGACCTGCGCCAATTCGGCGGGCAGGTTGTGAACGCTGTTGCGCCGCATCATCTCGGCGTTGGTGAGCAACTCCAGGTTGCCGATATCGCAGTTCGCCCGGTTGCCGTCGCGGAACACGACCTTGTGCCCCTTCGGGACCCGGCGCCCGTGGTGCTTTTCCCAGACGCGCCAATGGACTAGCGGCCAGACTCGCTTGTCCCATCCCGCAGGCTTGCCATTGACGCGCTCGCGGATCTTGATGCGCAGGTAGCCGTCCACGGCCATAATCGTTCCGACCGGCTTCCATTTCGCGCGGGCGGCGCCGGACATCTCGCCGTGCTTGAATTGCGTTTCCGCCATGCGGCCCGGTGCATAGCCGGGCATTCGCACGCCCTTGTTCGCCGGCACGTGGCCGGGCCGGAAACGGTACTTCGCGCCGGTATCGGCTTTTACTCCAGGGCCTTCGGCGGACTGGAGATACTCCCGGCTCTTGTGCAACCCGCGCGCATTTGCGGCCGCGAAGACGCCCCTGGCTGTGCGGCCCAGTTCCCACGCCACGGCTTCGGTAGGCAGCTCCGGGTAGAGAATCTCCAGTAGCTCCAAGTCGGCGGGCGTCCAGTGTCTACGCATCATTCTTTCCCGTGGTCGCCCCACAGCAGCTTGTGGTGCTCCGCGGCGCACTTCCGGCAGTTCGCGCGCCGTTGGTTTGGATCGACGCCCTTGCGCACCAGCACGTGGCCGCACTCGAGCGTGAGCGTAGAGTGTACGCCGCCGATGCCCTTCGCGTCGGTGCGTTTGAGGATGCGGCGAAAGATATACATGGTTCAACCTCGGGGGCCTGGGTCGGACAGGACCCACCTCAACTCCTCTATCCGTAGGTCCTGGCGTGCGATTTCCGCGTCGATCTCAGCACGTTTTCCGCGCACGATCGCCGTTTCGATAACCGCGCTTTCAGGTCGCTTGACGATCTCTTTCGCGGTCCGGTAAGGGCCGCACTCGTCGAACGCGTCCATTAGATCGCGCCGCGCCGCCCAGCGGAATTCCAGGCGCGCGCGTATTTCCGCTTCGGTTTTCATGTCGCTCCTCCTGTGAGCATGCGCGCCGAGGTGATCCCGGCCTGCTGTAGTCGCCGGCGCATCTTGCGCAGCCCGGACTGCTTCGCCATCCAGATTCCGCCGCGGCCCACCCGCCTGTATTCCCGCGCGGCGTCTTTTAGGGTCTCACCGGCCAGCCAGGTTTCGATGGCATAGCGCTCCGTGGGCGTCAGAGTCATCGCGGCCCAGCGCAGCAGCAGTTGCATTTCGGAGTGCTCGCTTAACTCGGTAGAGGTCATGTGGCTCCTTTCGCGCGCCTGTTGCGCCTCGCAGCCGCATTTGTCGCGTTCTTGCGCCGGCGGCGTTCGTCGCGCGCGGCCTGGCGCACGGCAAGGTCGCGCAACCGCTGGCGGACGTAAGCGCGGACGGGCAACGGTGAAACTTCAAACAGCGGCAGTTGTCTCATGTGGCTCCTTTCGTCACTTGGCCGAATAACTCCAGAGTCTCGCGGGCGGTGCGGCGTTCGCGCTCCCCGGCCATAGGGTCGGCGAGCGTGGCGCGGGCCGTGGCGACTAGCTCCCGGCGCGCACACTCTTCGTCTTCGCGGCGGCGCGCGGCCTCGATTTCGAGCGACCGTTCCCGTTGCGCGTGCTCGACCAGCGTCGGACGGAGTAAATCGTGGATCAGCCCCCAGGTCTTGGCGCGCACGTTGTCGCGCACGATGAGCGCGACCGCCGCTCCGATCTCCGGGACCGTGCAGCCGGGTTTAGCGGATTCGGCCACTCGCAGGAAGTTTTGCAGCGTCTGACGCGTGATCGGCGGCCATGGCCGCTTGCTCTCCTGCGCGATGGCCAGCATGTGGGTGCGCAGCTCTTCTTCGGGGTTTTGCGTGGGTTTTTCCGGGGTTTCCGGGTAGCTAGCTAGCTCTTCTAAGCAGTTCTCTAACTGCTTAATAGGATGCGGAGGCGTTTCTGGAGCGTGTACATCCTCCTTGTTGGAGTCTGTACGCGCTCCATCCGATGCTCCATCCGATGGAACCTGTACAGACTCCATAAAGCTGGCCAGTTTCAGTTCTTTTAGCAGATGCGTTTCCGGCCTCGGCCGGCCGTTTTCCGCGGGGTGTAGACCCAGAGCGAGTTTCGCGTTATACTGCTCGTGTGCCGCCCACCACCGCAACTGCTGCGCGCCCTCTGATAAAAGGTTCCGGATGTAAGCGCAGCCGAGTTCCGCGACCTGCTCGGCCCGCCGTTTTCGCTCGGGTTCAAAGGCCTCGATTTCCGCGAGCTCCGCGACGCTAAAAAACTGGCGAAGAATTAGAGAAGATTGGGCGTCTGTACAGACTCCATCATCTACTGTAACCCTTTTAGTATCAACAGTTGCAACTAGGTAGATTTTAGCAGCGCTCCGAGTCGTTCCCCTGCCAGTTTTAGGCGCTGGAACCTCGCGGCGAATCCATCCCTCCCGCTCAGCTTCGAGTAGTGCAGTCTCCGCGGTTTTCAGGCTCTTCCAACGCTGCTCTTTTTGGAGGTCTTTCGCACCCCACACGGTGCCTTTTTCGGTGATCGCGTGCGCGGACCAGTGCGACGGACGCGGGCGCGTGCTGGCGACCAATACCGAGGCTACGGTGCGCTCCAGGATGGTCTTGCCCCGGTTTTTGCGCGCGATGGCGTGTTTCATTGGCTCGGGCCTCCATTGCCCGTCTTCCGATCCCCACGCTTTCATGAGGTCGGTGCATTTCGTAATTTCCGTCATATACTCCTCCGCGTCGCTCATTGGACGCCGCCTTCCGGCTCAAACATATCGAGGAAAATTTCCGCGCCAAAAGGCGTATCGGTCTGTCGCCGCGCGATAGCTCGCAGAAATCCCTTTCCCATCCGCGCTTCGATGCGCGCCGCTACGGCTTCGCGCCGGCCGAACCATTCGTCCAGGAACGCTTGCGTCTCGGGCAGGTTTCCCCAGTCCGGGTCTTGCCTCTGCATAAAGCGGCAGAATGCAACCTGGCCGACCGCATAAGTCCACTCGCACAGATCGCGCTCCATCGCGCGCTCGAAATCCCTCCTCCACCGGCGCAATTCGCGCGCAGCCGCTTTCTTCTCCCGCTTCGTCATTGCCGCCCTCCCGGCGCGCAGCCCGCGTCCACATCGTCCATCGCCCGCATCAAGTCGCTGAAATGGGATGCATCGCCCAGCACCCAGCGCAGCAGGTCGATCTGCCGCGCTATGTCGGGCAAATAGCGATTACGATAACTACCCTCCAAGTCCGAAGCGACCTCCTGCATGTGCGCGATAGCCCGCCGGACTTCCGCCTCGCTCCTCATCGCCCGCCTCCCGTCCTCGGGCGACGGCGCGGCGATCAGCGGCTCTAGCAGCGACTCGCCGGTAAAAATCGCCACAGCGTCGCGCAGGCAGCCGTTGAACGCCGCGGTGAACCGCGTGTTGTTTTCAGCCGCCGCGCTGCACATCGAGTAATCGTCCAGCAAACTCACCAGCTCCTCGATGACCACGGCGCAGCACGAGCACAGGTCCGGGGCCACCCAACAGCACCCGCACGCGCAGCCTTGCTCGTCGGTGCAGTGGCAATGCCGGCACGTGCGCGGCGCCGGCAATTCGTCGCCGTGCTCCGCGTGAGCCAGCGGGTGGTTCGTGGCGCACGCGCTCTCCGCGCCAGGTGTTTCCGCAACCGTACACATAACTTTTGCCTCTGGGTTACAAATCGGAAAATGGGTCTTGAAAACGCGGGGCGGGATGAAGTAGAATGCCGGGTTGGGTCGCTTCCCTCCGCACGTTTCCGTGTCGTTTGCGCTCGCAATCAACCTTGGCCGGATAGCTGCGAGTGCGGGCGGTTTTGCCTGGAGGGGACCTTCCGCGGCCCATCAAAATCGGTGGCTGGGCGATCATGAGCGCGCCTCGCTCGGCTCGTCATAAGCCGGATCGTCGCCCAACTCGCAAGTCTCAGCGACCTCTTCGCGCGCCACGAAATGCAAACACCAACAGAATCCACCAAGTGGGAAGTTGAAATGAAAGCAGTGGCCGTTTCCGGTTCGCCCTTTTGGCCCTTCCGAAAACTCATCTAAATCCCATGCCTCACGGGACATGCTATGTTCGCGGATCGAGTGACCGCACTCGCATGTTTGCCGGTCTCCGGGCTGGGCGATCATGAGCGCGCCTCGCTCGGCTCGTCGCCCAACTTCCGCGCGCGAGCCCGCCGCTCTTGCCACACCTTCAGCTTGAATCGGTGCCGTTCACAGCGCGAGCCTGTGACTGGCTCGTCGCTGGCGCAGTAAATGCACCGGCCCTGCGCGCGCCGCTTGTCGCGCCAGCGTTGACAGCGTGCGGACTTGGCTGTCATGGCTTGCCCCCGCCATTCCGTCGCGCGATCTCACGGTCGAGGTACCAGCGCGCCTTTTCTAAATTCTCGATGGCGTCGCCTTTGGCGTCCGCTCTGGCCACGTATTTAACGACGTTGCCTAGTGAGAAGTTCAGCGCCCAAGCCTCGATCACCTTGATCGGCTCATAGGGCACATCGCCGCCGTAGTGAGCGGGATGGTCGACTTGCTCGACGTGCCCGCTCTCCGCGTCACCGCGTCTCCGCGTGCCTGCGCCGGGTTGTGAGTGTGGGTCGCTCATGGCCGCTCGCTCAAAAAGCGGATCGAGGGACGCCGGTCGAAGTTGAGCCCCTCTTGGGGAGGGCAGCGACCGGCGCCTCGAAGCTGTGAGAATAGCGCGCGCGCCACGCCCGCGTCAAGCCCGCAAATAGGGGTAGTGCGTCGCCGCGCCGCGCGTTGCCCATCTGTGCGCCATCGCAGCGAGGCGCCGCCGGCGCGTCCAAGATGCGAAAAAGCCCGCAAATGCGCTAAGATGGCCATGACCCTAAAGTGCTTCAGAACCCGCGGGGACGCCCTGGTGCTGGCGTCCCCACCCTCACTCCAAGCCAAACCGGCATTCTACCGCTTTTTCCCGCATTAAAGCGAAAGCGTTCAAATTTATACACGCGCGCCGGAAAAAGGTGTTAATATCCAATCAGCCTCGTTAGGGCGCGCCCTCCGCGCCGCAGTGGATTCAATGCCTGCGCCGAAACCACAGCACACGGGCGTCCTCCTCGATATCGACCGCGCCAAAGCTAAGCCCGTTTACCGGCAGGCGGCCAGCGCCGCGCAGGTAGACCGCTATGCGGAACTGGACGGCCTGGTCGAGCGCTTCAAACCCACCCGCATCGAGCACGAATGCCTGCGCGCCGTCCTGCTGCCCGGCGACGAGTTCCCCGGCGACGCGGACGCGGTGGCGCACGGCGTCACAATGGACGTTTTGATCACGATGCGCGACAACGCGCGCACCGTAACCCCCCAGGGCAAGCGCAAGTTTTTGAAGATGCTCGGCGCGACCGAGTTCCTCAAACGCTGCACGCTCGCCTTGAAGCAACTACCCGATCCCAAGGACCCCACGAACCTGTTTAGCATCCAGGATCGCACCGGCCCGCGGCATCTCACGGTGGTTGCCAAGCCTCGGCTCCAAGCCGCCGCTTAAACTCACATCGACGCCAGGGCGTCGCTAATTACCCTGCCTTTGTGGTAACGACAGGAGAGCCTTGTGCAGCGCGCGAAACGGCAGCCTCCGCTCGAACTCATCCCGGTGATGAGCGGGCCGCGATGCATCGCACGCGTGGCCCCCGCCGAGATACTTCACATGGCGATGGCTCCGAACGTATGCATCGTGCGCGAACGCCGCGGCGGCATTGTCACCCGTATCAATGTGGCCAACCACGGCGACGACACGCGCGAACCGGCGCGGCTGGGCAACCCGCAGCGTTACAGCCACGACAGCGAGACCGGCCAGAACCCGGCCAACGTGTGGATGCTGAAGCTCATCGCGCTGCGCGACCGCGCGGCGTTCAAACGCGTGGTGGCCGAGTGTAGAGCGGCTTAGGCGGGGTATGGGATTCCGGCAACATGGGACGTAGAGGCTTTTTCGCAACCATCTTCGCGGCTTTATTTTTCAGGCCGAAGGCTTCGTCCTTCGGGCCGAAACTCTCCATTGAGCAGATTGGCGAGGGTCGCACCGCGCTGATCTACGCGCATATTGGGGAGTCGGTGCCCATGCTGAAAGAGTGGTGTAAGTCTCATGGGTTTGTGGTCCAGCGGACGCTGCTAGTGAACTCCTTTGCCCTTTTTGATGTTCTTAAGGCCAAGGATTGCGAGACCGTGGTGTGCTCGCCATGGATGGAAGCCACAGTAATGGCCACCCTTCATGAAGGCCCCGTTTACTCCGATCTCACATACACAGTCGGCAAGATGGGACGGGCTGCCGGCCATGACTGGTACGTCGCGGACCTCGAGTGTAAGAAGGCGGCATGAGCACAGGACACCTAAACCTACGCATTCAAGTTAGCGAGACCGGGCAGCACGGCGACGTCCTGATGGACGAGACGGTCCTCGACCGTCCGCGCTTCACGCCGAATTTGCCCGGCGTGCTCATCGCGCTGACTGAGTATGTCACCCACGGCGAGACGCCGCTGCCGGGCCGCATCATCGACGAGCTGCGCGCCGCAAACGCGCTCGACGAAATCGAGCTGAAGAAGGCGCGCGAACTCATCACGGCACTGACGAAGCGCGCCGAGGACGCGGAGCACGCCACCGCGTGCCTGGTAAAGGTGCTGGCCGTGTTGTTCGATATCTAACGAGCTTCGATGGCGCGCGGGTTCACCACCCGCTGCTCCCGAATGCGAAGGCACCACGGGGCGCAAGCGCGCGTGCGCGCCCCCGCCTTTGAACCGACACAATATGAAACGCCGGGAGCCGACGCGGGTCACTCGACACCCGGAGTACAGTTACCACCCGCCAAAAATCGCACTAAAGGAAAAACCAACCATGTCATTTTGGGCATCGCTCGAAGCAGACGTAAACAAGGGCCTGGAAATCGCCGCCGTCGTCATCGGCACCTTCCTGCCCGCCGAAGGGCCTCTCCTGATGGAGATCGCGCAAGCGGTCGCCAACGTGGAGGCGATCTTCGCCACCCCGCTGGCCACCGTGCCAGCGGCCACGATCAGCGCCGTGACGCAATCCGCGGTTCTCACTAGCGCGCTGAAGCAGGCCGCGGCGGCCAAGGCGGCGGCATAGCGTGCCGAACCCGTTCCAGTATTTCAAGCCGCTGGCCAGCGTCCTGCAGCCCCTGTGGGCCGTGGACACGCTCACCTACCAGATCGGCCCCGCGACCTTCCTCAACGGCCTGTACTTCCAGACCGTGGATATCTCCGCGATGGCGGTCACGAAAGAGTACGCCACGGCGCTGCTGGCCACGTTCCAGAAGCTCGGATGGAAACAAGCCGCGGGCCTCTCGACGCTCGACGGCGTGGTGATCACGTATGCCATCATCCGCATCGACCCGGCCGACGACCGCGACACGTACAACTTCGTCGGCGTGGGTAACTCCTATGGCGGCGACCTGGCGGGCTATTACGCCCAGCAGTCCGCGTACAACGACGTGAACGGCGGCGGCGTGGGATCGCCCGGCGCGTGGACGCTGCCCGCGGGCGCGCCCGAACCCGTGTGGGTACCGGCGGTTTACACCCCGCCGAGTGACATCGCGCAGACCGCGACGAAGTAAGCGCCGTGGCTGACGACGTGACGCTCAAGGAGCATCTGGAGGCGCGGCTCACCGCGCTTTCAGACCGCCTGACCGCCGCGCAACTGGCGGCGGTCCAGATGGCCGCCGCGAACGAGAAGACGCTGGACGTCGCGCGCGAAGAACTGACTCACTGGAAATACTCGCACAACGACTGGCAGAAGCAGATGAAAGAGCAGCAGAGCAGCTTCCTGGGGCGGGAGGAGTTCTACCGCGGACAGAGCGACGTCAACAAGCGCCTGGCCGCCGTCGAGAAGGCGGAATACATCCTGATCGGCATGTTCATGTTAATCAACGCCCTGGGCGTCCTGGCGGTAAAAATCTGGAAATGAAATGGCACCCGCGCCCGTCCCCCTTGCGCCTCCAGCGCTTCCGCGCTGTCCGGAGTCCGCGCCGCTTGAGGACTGCATGCACGAATATCTGGATTATTTGCTGCGCTCGACGCGCGCGCGCGACCGGCAGCGGCTCGTACGCGTGATGCGCGAGCTGCTGCCGGCGTTCGACTGAACTACTCCGCGGCCGCGCCGCCCGCCTGTTTGCGCGGCACCGCCGTCGAGAACGTGGTGCCTTCCGCGACCGGCCAGAGCGCCGTGTCGTTTGCGATGGTCTTGCCGTCGCTGCTGTACAGCTCGCCCTTGCCGCCTAGCGCGTGCAGCGCTTTACCGGTCATGTGGCCGTTGGGGTCCGGGTGGACCGCGTGCTCGTGGCCGTCGATGACGATTTTCATGGTTTGGCGCGTCCTTTCACGCGCTGTTTGCATGTTACACCCGTTATGAAGTCCGCGAAACCCCTGAGCGTCGAGATGTGGCCGATCGGCCGGCCCGAGCCGTACGGCAAGAACCCGCGCAAACCGTCGCCGCGCGCGGTCGAGAAGGTGGCCGCGTCGCTGGGCGAGTTCGGCTGGCGGCAGCCCATCGTAGTGGACAAGCACGGCGTCATCGTGGCGGGCCACAAGCGCCTCTCCGCGGCGCTCTCGCTCGGAATGACGGAAGTACCCGTGCACGTGGCCAAGGACCTCACGGCGGGGCAGGCGAAGGCCTACAGACTGATGGACAACCGCTCGACCGAGGAAAGCGAGTGGGATCTGGACCTGCTCATGGAAGAGGTAGTCGACCTGCAGGCGCTGGGCGAAGGCCTGGACCTCACCCTCACCGGTTTCGAACAGGACGAAATCGACGCGTTCCTGGCGTCCCAGGACGGCGTGGAAGGCCTCGCTCCCGAGGACGACGCGCCCGAGCCGCCCGCCGATCCGGTGAGCGTGCTGGGCGACCTGTGGGTGTGCGGACGGCACCGCGTGCTGTGCGGCGACGCGACGGAAGCGACCGCCCAGGAGCGGCTGTGCCGGTGCGACGAGAAACCGTGCGCGTGCCTTTGGACCGATCCGCCCTACGGCGTCAAGTACGTGGGCAAGACGCCAGCCGCGCTGCAGATCTGCGGCGACGAACCGGCCAGCGTCGGCGCGATGCTCCTGGATGCACTGACTATGGCGGCGGGGCACCTGCAGCCGGGCGCACCGTTTTACATCGCCTCGCCCCCAGGCGGCGACATGCAACTCGTCTTCGCCACCGCCGTGCAGCTCGCCGGATGGCACACGCACGAGAATCTGGTATGGCTGAAGGATTCGATGGTGCTGGGTCACTCCGACTATCACTATCGCCACGAGCCGATCCTCTACGGCTACACGCCGGGCGAGGGACGGCCAGGCCGTGGCAATCATGAAGGGACTCACTGGTACGGGAGTCACTCCGAAACGAGCGTGCTGGAGTTCCCGCGCCCGAAGCGCAGCGAGCAACACCCGACCATGAAGCCCGTGGGCCTGATCGAGCGCTGCCTGCTTAACTCGACGCCAGCCAATGTGCTGGTTCTGGACCTCTTCGGCGGCTCCGGCTCCACGCTGATCGCCTGCGAGAAGACCGCGCGCAACTGCCGAACGATGGAGCTTGCCCCACAGTACGTGGACGTGATCGTGCAGCGCTGGCAGGCGTTCACCGGCAGGGATGCCGTGCTCCAGACCAGTGGCTTCACATTCAACGAGCTCGCCGCAGAACGCAAGACCGCATGCCAGCCTCCAAAGACACGCCGCGCAAGCCGCTCGTAAGCACGGTAGCGAAGGCGCGCGCTTTTCTCGCCGCGTTCCGCGCCACCGCGAACGTGACGAAGTCGGCCAAGGCGGCGGGGATCAACCCCCGGAGTCACTACCGCTGGCTGAAAGAGAACGCGGCCTACGCGGCGGCCTATGCGGAGGCTGAGCCGATAGCGACGCGGTTCCTGCTCGACCGCACCATCGAAGGCTGCACGGACGGCTGGCTTGAGGTGGTCTATTACCAGGGAGTTGCCGTCGGTGCGGTCCGCCGCTTCGACTTGGGCGGACGCCAATTCCTGCTGCGCGGCCTGATGCCCGAGAAGTTCGGCGTGAAGGTGGAGCACACCGGCCCGGGCGGGGGCGCGCTGCAATCGCGCGTCGAGGTGGTGTTCGTGGACGCGCCGCAGCGCGAACCCGCGCGGCTCGTGGAAATGCCGAAGACGGCGTAGGATCAAGGCATGGACAGACGCTTATTTCTTACGAGCCTCATCGGCGCGGCGGGCGCGGCCCAGTTTCTTCGGACGCCGTGGCATCGGTCGGACGACGCAAATTACTCGGCGGAAAGCGATGGGCGCACGTTGAGCGTGCCGCAAATTGCCGAAGAGGCGCACCGGTTGCTGGCATATTACCTCAAGCTGCCGCGCGTGCTCGCGTTGGCGTGCGACGGCAGCGCGCGACGGCTGGGCGACGATATAGGTCCGGTGAGTTGCACGCACCAGAGGTTCGTGCAGTTAGACGGCCCGGATATATTCGGCGAGCATGACCTCCGGCACGTGTCCGATCGCTATATTGTCCCCGCGATGATGGCACTGAGCGACGCCGTCTTGTTGGAGTGCCAAGGCAAGGGTATGCTCAATGTGGAAATGGCGCTCCCCCGCCTGGAGGACACGACAATGGCGCGCATAGGTGGCGCGGGACTAAGCCTTCGCGCAATACGTGGCACCGGGTGGCTCTACGACGAGGTAGGCCAACCAATCGGCTTCCGTGACACGATGCGCTTCGATGTGCTGTACGAGCCGCTGCCGCTCCGCCACTTCAAGCGTGTGACGTGACGCCCGCCGTGACGCGCGCGGAGTTTCCCGCGAAGCACCGAGTTCTGTTTCAGCCTGCGCCTTACAAGGTGCTGTGGGGCGGGCGCGACGGGCTCAAGTCCTGGTCTATCGCCCGCGCGCTGCTCATCATGGGCGCTACGCACAAGCTCCGGTTCCTGTGCGCGCGCGAGACGATGCAGTCGCTCGCGGAGTCGGTCCACCAGCTTCTCAGCGACCAGATACAATCGCTTGGCCTGTCCGGCAGCTACCGCGTCGAGAAGTCGCGCATCGTCGGCACCGTCGATCACGCCACCGGCATGTATGGGAGCCCGCTCGCGGTACCGGGGCCGACCGAGTTCGTGTTTGCGGGCCTGCGCCACAACGTGACGCAGATCAAGAGCTATGAAGGCCTCGACGGCGTGTGGGTGGAAGAGGCCAACAACGTCTCGAAAAACAGCTGGGAGGTCGTGCTGCCGACGATCCGGCGCGAGGGCAGCGAAATCTGGGTCAGCTTCAATCCGGAGCTAGTCACGGATGAAACCTACAAGCGTTTCATCCTGATGCCACCTACCGGCGCGGTGGTGGTGAAGACCACCTATCGCGATAATGCGTGGCTTTCCGGCATCTCGCAGGCGCGCATCGCGGATCTCAAAACGTCGGACGAAGCCACCTACCTCAACGTATACGAGGGCGAACCCAAGAGCGCCATCGAGGGCGCCATCTTCGGCGCGCAGATGAAGGCCGCTACGGCGGAAGGCCGCGTGGGCGCGGTACCCTACAACCGCGCGCATCCCGTGCACACGGTGTGGGACCTGGGCTTCGGCGACCCGTGCGCGATCTGGTTCGTGCAGGGGTACGACGGCTGGTTCAACTTCATCGACTTCCTGGAAGACAACGCGCTCGAGATCGCGGACTACGTCGTCCGCCTCCAGAACAAGGCGTACGTCTATGGCACCGACTGGCTGCCGCACGATGGCATCGACACCATCATTCACCAGAAGCTCGGCGGGCAGGGCCAGCTCGCCGACAAGAGCATGTCGATCGAGCAGCTCATGCGCAACGCGGGCCGCAAGCCGCGGATCGTGCCCAAGATGCTCATCGCGGACCAGCTCAACGCGGCGCGCACGGTGTTTCCGACGTGCCGCTTCGACGCGGTCAAGTGCGCGGACGGCCTGCAGGCGCTGCGGCACTACCAGTGGCCGCCGCTAAGCGCGGAGGGCGTGAGCCAGAGGAAGCCTTTGCATAACTGGGCCTCCCATGCGAGTTCCGCGTTCATGGGCGCTGCCGTGGCGCTCAGGCAGCCGAAGGCGGAACCGCCGACGCGGACGGAACGGCGGGTACCGGCGAGCCCGTGGAGCTAGCAATCTCGAGCACGGTGTCTTCGCCATACTCATAGGCGCGTTCGCCGCCGTCCCACACCACGCCGCGCATGCATCGCCCGTCCACTTCCTCGGACACTATGGTTCCGACCTTGCCCCACGCGAAATCGAAAACAATCGCGTTGGGTTTAACGACGCGCGCGCCATCCGGAAGGTCTTGGAGTTCAGGCATGAGTACAGTATGGCAAAACTAAAAGCCGCAACGCGCAACGCGCTGCCCAAATCCGACTTCGGCCTGCCCGGCGCGCGGAAATACCCGATGCCGGATAAAGGCCACGCGGTCGCGGCCAAAAGCCGCGCCACTCAGATGACGGCTAAGGGCAAGCTATCGCCCGCGAGCGCGGCGCGCATCCGCGCCAAGGCGAACGCGATTTTAGGGAAGTGACATGAAGAAAATCGAGAGCATGGAAATCAAGCCCGGCGTGAACGGCGGCGCGTCGATCACGCACCGTTTCGCGCGCGAGGCATCGAACAAGGGCAACCGCAGCATGGGCGATATCTACATGGAGCGCCCGTCCGAAGAGGTGCACAACTTCGGCCCCGGCGACGGCGCGGCTATGATGGGCCACGTGGCCGAGCACATGAACATGAAGCCCGGCAAGATGGCCAAGGGCGCGGCCTGCCCCATGTGCGGGGGCGGCGCCGCCGCATGAGTCCCGTCTACCAGACCCCCGAACGCGACGTGACGCGCGCGGTCATGAACCGCCTGCTGACCGCCGCGGGCCTCGGCGCGCTCGACAATCCGGGCCGCCTGGTCCCGGAGCTGGCGAGCTACGTGCGCGATCACGATCACTTCCGCCAGCTTCTCGCCGGGTGCGATCCGCCGGCGCGACGCGAGATGTACGAGGCCATGAGCACGCACCTGCGCTTCACCGCGCGGCCGCTCGACGTTTACATGGCGGAAGCGGGCGCGTCGGCCGAGGCGCGGCAGTTGCCGCTGCGCGACGCGGCGGGCGGGCTGCATCCGTTCAAGACGCCGGTGGTGGAGACGGGCGACGCACTGGCCACGGGCGACGTGGAGATCGCGCAGGCGGCGGTAAATGAGGCGTTCGCGACGTGCCACCTGGTCCTGGCGTGCTTCCGCTGCACGCGCGCGGCTTCCTTCGCCGGCCGCGCGAAAGCGCACGCGGTGGGCGCGGCCCGCGACGCCGGGTGGATCTACATCGCGCCGTACGAGCGCGGCGGCGAAGGGCGCGAGCTGTGCCCGGAGTGCGCGGACGTGCTGTGGCCCGGCGATGCGCGGCTGCGGAACTGACCGACCGATGCCAACTCTCAAATCGCCAACGTTGGCGGCTAAATTCGCCAACGCGCCAACATTGCGCGCCAACGTTTCGGTGTGCTTTTGCGGGACTGACTGACTGATGGCTTCTTACGCGGACGCGGAGATACCGGATAACCCGCCGCTGGCCGAGGTGTCGGAAGACGACGAGGAACTGCTGAAGGAGATCCGCGACCGCTATACGTACGACACCGACGTCTGGAAAGAGACGAAAGACGAGCGGAACACGGATATTCGCTATATCGCGGGCAACCCGTGGGACGCCAAAGACAAGAAGGCTCGCGAAGATGCGGGGCGGCCCTGCATCAGTCACGACGAGCTAAGTCAGTACGTGAACGCCTGCGTCAACAGCGTCCGCAAGAACAAGCGCGGCATTAAGGTCGATCCGCGCGGCGGAACGTCTTCGACGCAGACCGCCGAGGCGCGGCAGGATCACATCCGCGCCATCGAATACGAATCGAACGCGCCCGCCGTCTACCTCAAGGCGTTCCAGGAGATGGTCGAGGGCAGCTACGCGTTTTTCCGCGTGGGGCGCAAGTATGTATCCGACGACGTAGACTCGGACGATCCGGGGATCTTCGACCAGGAGATCACCATCACGTCCATCGGCAACCCGAACAGCGTGCTGTTCGATCCGCATTGCAAGCAGCCCGACTGGTCGGACGGCAAGCACTGCTTCGTCCTGGAGCCGATGGACAAGACCGAGTTCAAGCGGCGGTTTCCGAAGGCGCAGGTCACCGATTTTTCGCCCGAGCACATGATCCTGGCGAAGGATTGGATCAATGACAAGCGCGTGCTGGTCGCGGAGTATTGGAAGATCCTCACCACGCGGCGCAAGAAGTACCTTCTCGAGGACGGCTCGACGGTGATGGACAAGCTGCCGAAGGGCGCGAAGGCGCTTCAAACCCGCACCGTCGAGAAGTCCACGGTCATGCAGTACATGACCAATGGCATTGAGATCCTGAAGCGTAAGCCGCAGCCGGGCAAGCACCTGGGCATCATTCCGATGATCGGGATGGAGCGCTACGTGGACGACGAAAGCGGCGTCACCAAGCGCGTGCTCTTCTCGCTGATCCGCCTGGCGCGCGACCCGCAAATGTCGCTCGCGTTTCTTGTCAGTCAGCAGTTGGAAGAGGCGGGACTGACTCCCAAAACCCCGTATAAGGGCTATGTCGGGCAGTTCGAAACGGATCGCCAGGCCATCGAAGATTGCACCAAGGTACCGCGCTCGTTTCTGCAATTCGACGCGATTACGGACGCGACCGGCCCGATGGTGCTGCCGCTGCCGACGCGCGAATCGTTCACGCCGAATTTCCAGGCATACGAAGTCGCTAAGGATTCCTGCCGGCGCGCGGTGCAGGCCGCCGTGGGCGTCTCGCCGCTGCCGACCGCCGCGCAGCGCGACACGCAAAAATCGGGCGTGGCGCTGGAGCGGATGAACGAACAACAGGAGGTGGGATCGTTCCACTTCGTGGACGGCTTCGACCGCGCCATACAGCTTTGCGGGCGCGTGGTGGACGAGTGGTACGCGTCCACCTACGACCGCGAGGACCGCGATGTGTTTATGCGCAAGGCCGACGAATCGGTCTATCCCGCGCGGCTGAACACCGCCAAGCCGTACCCGAGCGCGGACGGCAAAACGATGGAGCACTACCCGGTGGACGCGGACGCGAGCCACGATATCACGGTGTCGGACGGCCCCAGTGTGCAGTCGCAGTACGAAGCGGTCAGCGACTTCCTGGATTTACTGATTCCGAACCTTCCGACCCTCGGTTTGTCGCCGCCGCAAGCCCACAAGATCCTGGCGATTTCGATCCAGATGAAACAGCTTGGACCGAAGGGCGACCAGATCGCGGAGATCATCAGCCCCGACGATGCCGCGCAGGCGGGCCAACAGCAGCAGCAAATGCAGCAGCAAATGATGCAGATGCAGCAACAGGGCCAGATGCTCCAGGAGTTGCAGGCCGAGCTACAGAAGCTACAGCTCGAAAAGGCCGGCCACGTCATCGACAACCAGTTCAAGACGGCCATCGAAAAGATGAAGATCGAGGCGCAGGTCGCCGCCGCCGAGATCAACACCAAGGCGCAAAATCTCAGCGAGCGCATGAGCGTCTTCGAGGACCTGGCGCACAAGCTGATGGACCAAGCCCACGACCGCGGCATGGCCGCGCAGCAGGCCGCGCACGACCAGGACGCCGCTACGCAGCAGCAGACGCACGCGGCGGGCATGCAGTCGGACGCGCAGGCGGCGGCGGCGCAGCAGCAGCAGCAAGCGGCGCAGCAGGCGCAGCCGGAAGCGGCGGACTGAGCTATTCCGCGACGCTGTCTGTGTAATCGCCCGCCAGTGCCTGTCCCAGGGCGGCTACCTGCTCCGGCGTGGATGCGTTGGTGACGATCATGTCGGCGTCTTCGTCCGCGTTTTCCCTGAGCATTATCAAGACGCCCTGCTCAGTGGCCCGCGTACACAGCCGTATCGCGTCATCAATGACTTTGTCGTCGATGTCCATCTCTCGACAGTAACACCCCGATTTTATGCCCGACGAACCCCAGCCGGTAGTTGCGGACCCGACACCCGCCCCAGATACAGCCTTAGCGCCCACCGACGCGAGCAACTACGCGGAGTGGCGCACGACGGGCAAACAGCCCGAGCCGAAAGCGGCCTCGACAACCGCGAAAGAATCCAGCGCAGGCGATAAGCCAGCGGAAAAAATTGCCCCGGCCTCGGAAGCCGGTACCCACAAACAGGAACGTAGCGACGCCGAAACGCGCCTCTCCAAATTGCTCGCCGATCTGAAAACGGCGGGCCTCACGCCTAAGGAGTTGGAGACCTTCAAGCGCGAGCCCACGACCAGGTAC